CCGGGGCAGAGGGCGAGGTGTCCCCTGGTTCTACATGTACGGGCTCGCTGGCCCCGCGGTCAACGCCCTCTGGACACAGCTCCCCACCATGATCGAGATCGCGCCCACCAAGCGGCAGGTAAAAGCAGCCGAGAGCCGCAAGGAACGGCTCGCGCGCGCCATCGAGGAAGAGCAGCCGACCCTGCACGTTGTCCGTGCCCTCAAGCGCGAAGTCGCGGACGTACGCCAGGACCGCCAGAACGTCGTCTTCGAGTACAGGGCTGTCACCCAGGAACGCGACAACGCCCGCGCGCAGGCCGAGGCCGCCGCCAGAGAACGCGATCGCGCCTTGCAGGACGCCCAGCGCATCATCCGCGACCACCAACAGCCGGCGGTCATGCTCGGGTGCACGGGCTGCGGCCAGCGCATCGACCTCGCCACGTACCGCTGTAACGACTGCCGCGCGCGGGAGCGCGAAGAGGCCGGTGATTTAAGGTTGGATGTCAACCTTAAATCACCAAAAGGGGCAGGGACCGTAGAGGTTACTAACAGGTTGACATCCAACCTTAAATACCCTGACCCACCCATGAAGCCCTGCGCTGGCGGCTGCGGCACGCTGACGCCCCACGGCTGGGAGTGTAAGCCCTGCCGAGGACGACCCGTTGACACGCTACACATACCGGGAAGCGCCGCACACACGCAGGAGGCCGCCCATGGTTACTAGCGTCGAGGCTCCATCTATCACGCTGACCGTCGGCGCTGACATTACCATCGACCCGGCCGCGCCCGACGCGCTACGTCAGGCTATCGGCCAAGCGCTGACCGTCGAGAACCCGAGCTATCGCGAGGCCGAAGATCGCGGCCGTAGCACGCGCGACCTTGAGCCCGACCTGTCCTACTACCGCTAGGAGCGCGACGGAACGCTGGTCGTGCCGCGTGGCGCCGGCGACATCGTACGGGCGCTGTGCAAGGAGTATGGCGTCTGCTACACGGTGGTTCATGAGACCGTCGTCGCGGAGCCAGTTACGTTCGACGAGCGTGTGACCCTGAGCGCGGCGCAGGAGCGCGCCGTCGGTGAGATGCTGGCGCGACGGACGGGTGTGCTCTCGGCGCCAGCCGGCAGCGGTAAAACGGTGATGGCGATGGCCATGATTGCCAGGCGGCGCCAGCCGGCCCTCATCATCGTCCACACACGCGAGTTAGCGTACCAGGCCCTTGCGCGCGCCGTGGCGGTCCTGGGGCTCGACGAGGCTGAGATTGGGCTGATAGGGGACGGCCAATGTCGCGTCGGCGCGCGGCTCACGGTAGCCCTCGTGCAGAGTTTGGCACGTGGTATCCCGTCGGCGCTCTTGCAGGTGGGCTTTGTGCTAGTCGACGAATGTCACCACGCGCCAGCCATGCAGATGGCGGCCGTGGTCTCACAGTTCCCCGCGCGGTTCATCGCGGGTCTCACCGCGACCGTCTATCGTCGCGATGGTCTCGACAAGGTGATCCACTTCTACCTCGGAGACACGCGCGCGACGATCGACGCCACGGACCTGACCGACCGGCTTGTGCATCCCCGCGTTTTCAAGCGCGACACCTGTATGCGGCCACAGGGTGAGAGTTTCTCGGAGATCGTCGGCCAGCTCGTGGTTGATCCCGCGCGGAACGCGTTCATTGTCGCCGATGTCGTGCGCGGGGTGAAGGTTGGGCGGCGGTGCCTCGTCTTGTCGGACCGCGTTGAGCACGTCGAGGAACTGACCCGCCTGTTAAGGGCGGAGGGTGTGGCCGCCGCGGCGCTGCATGGGCGGCTTGGTAAGAGAGTCCGCGCACAGGTCGTCGAGGATCTCGCCGCCGGGGTGCTCGACGTGGTTGTCGCCACCGGCAGTTTGATCGGCGAAGGCTTCGACTGCCCACGATTGGACACGCTCTTTTTGACGACGCCGGTCAGCTTTCGGGGCCGCGTCGTACAGTACCTCGGGCGCGTGAGCCGGACGGCGCCGGGCAAAGTTGACGCGTTCGTATTCGACTACACAGATGACAACCGGATGCTGTGGGCCACCTATCGCAATCGTATGAGCGTCTACCGAGCGCAGCAGGCTGTGAGGGCGTCGTGAGCGACTTGCAATCCCTGATTCGTACGGCGCAGCGTCAAGGTTGGTCGGTGCAGGTGCGACGAGGTGGCCACCTCGCCTGGAAGTCGCCAAGTGGCGATGGCGTCGTCTTCTCAGCGTCGTCGCCAAGTGACTGTCGCAACCTGGCGAACGTTCGAGCCAGCCTCCGGCGCCACGGGCTTGATATGCGCGACGGAGGTAGACGCCATGACGGTTAAAGACAACGCTGACGATGCGGCCACTGGCATACTCAAGCTGCACAGCCGCCGCGCGCTGGCCTGCGACGGACGACCGCGTATGACCCGCCAGGCGCTGCGGGCCATTGCTGGCCCTGAGCAAGACGCGTCTGACGCCGGCGATGATGACGCGCATGACGAGCTGGCCGACCTCGACGAGGAGCGGAAAGCAGCATTCCTGGCACGGCTCCAAGAAGAGCATCCGCACCTCTATGGCATCGTCTACCTGGTCGACCAGCGGGGGCTGTCGTTGCGGTCGGTCGGTCGGCACTTGCACATGAGCCACCCCACCGTCGGCAAGCATCGGGATACCGCGCTGGCGAAAGTGCGTGCGTGGTGCGTGGACAGGGAGGACGCGAGTTAGCAGACGTGCCACGCCTCTTGCTTATGGATGGGTCAATCGTGCCTTGACATAAACTTTCCAAAAGGGTACGTTAAGGGTGGCAAAGCGTGCCCTCAAGGCTGTGATTCGTTGTAATCGCAGTCTTTTTTATTGTCCAAAAGAAACGCCACGATAGGGACGGGTCGTGGCGTTTCTTTTTGCCTAAACCAGTCCGCACGAGGAGGCAAGTAGCATGACAACCGAAGCGCCACCACGGCGACGGGGACGGCATCGGCTGCACGTTCCACGCGCTATTAGTTTCAGCATCTTGCTCTCGGAAACGGAGCGGGACGAGCTAGACCGGCGAGCGATAGAAAGCAACTGCACGTCAGCCGCTGACTTCATAAGGCGACAGATCATCAGCGGTGAGCCGCGCTCGGCAGCGTGAGGAGTGAGTGACGATGGCACACCTTGAACAAGAGCAGGTCCTCGCCGACTTCCTCTCCGAGGAGAGACTGGCCGTGACCGAGGCGCACACGTTGAGCGAGCGACGGGTGGTGCTCGCACGCGAGGTGATGCGCCTGGATGCGCAGCTCACCGACGTAGCTGCGGCCGGCGATGCGGCGCTCCTGGACGCGCTACGGCCCGTCTGGGATCTTGCTACGCAGCATCACGCAAAGGGGCCGGACGAGCTGGTCGCCTGGGGCGAGGTTGAGCCGGTGGTCATCGCCGCAATCGAAGCGGTGGGCGCGTTCCGGCAACAGGTGCGCCCGGTTGTTGAGGCCATGGCGGAGAACGTCCGTGCCATGGCGACACTCCTGGCCGTGGTCGACGCCGAGATCGACGCGCGGGCGGTGGCCTTACTTGCCACAAAGAACGTCGAACTTGCCACAGAGGCGATACGCCTGCCCCTTCAATAGCACCAGACAGTTGGGCGCACTCTAGCGCCTGCCGTAGCCTTCCCAAGGGCTAACATTCGATGAGTGAGAACGAACAGACATCTATTGATCTCTCCGTGAACGCGGATCAGGCGCTTCAGACGATGCAGGAGTTAGCTGCTGCCGCTCGTCAGGCCGATACCGACATCCAAGCGTTGAAGCAACACCAACTGGAGTTGTTCAACGCCTTGCCGCGTGGCTCTCAACCGCCCGCCGCCTCATACCCTGAGGCGCTAGGCCAGCTACGGCAGATGGACCCGTCCCTTGTGCAGCAGTTGCACCCGGAGATTGCTCAGACACAGATGGCGATCCAGTCGCGTCAGGCGGCCATCACCAGTGGGGCCATGGACTTCACCAGCGCCAACCCGCAGGCGACCGGGCAACCCATGGCCCAATTACTGACGCAGTTCCAGGCGTTCATGACGCAGCAACAGCAGGCGCAACAGGCGTCGGCAGGGGTGAACTATCAGGCGCCGCCGCCGCCGCCGGGGCAAGAGGGGCTACGGTATGGCCCGGCTGTCCCGCCTGAGATGGATCGCCTGGCACGGTATGGTTACGACAAAGCGCAGTCCATGGATGCGCGTGACGCCGCTCGTCAGCAACAGCAGGCGGCCCCTCTTGGCGGTAGCGGCGGCGACACCACGCAACAGGATCGTGCCGCCTCGACCATGGGTGAGCGCTTTGCCCAAGCCTTAACGCGTAGTGCGGGCGGGATGCTATCAGGTGGTATTAGCGGGGCCGCCAACGCCGCCGGTATGGGCGCCACCGGCGACCTTGTGGGCGCGTTGGCGCGTCCCCTGATGGAACTAGTGAGCGCGCCCCTAGCTATTGGTGCGGCTGTTATCGGAGGTGCGGCTGGGATCGGACTCGGCGTCAATAGCTTGCAAAGCAAGTACGCAGGCGAGCGGCAAGAACTCGCTGGCTCCGTGGGCACGACCACGGGGGCCACACCAAGCAGCGAGTTGGATGCGGCCCGCCAAGCGGGCTGGGCCATGATGTACCACGAGGCCGACAGCGTGGCTGCGGCCCGCCAACTCGGCATGGCAGGCGTTCAATCGGGGCAGTTAGGCGCGGCAGTCACCGCTAGCGGGGCACTCGCGCGCGTCGGTGGTATCGGTCTTGACCAAGCAACCGCGCTCACCGCACAAATGATGCAGGGGGGCATGACAGCCGAACAGGTCGGCCAGAGTTATGCACAAATGGACCAGGCAGCTCGACTTACCGGCGTCAGCGTTGGTCGTTTGACCGAGGGGCTGAACTCGATGAACCAAGCCGCAGGCGTGGGCCAAATCAGCGTGAACGGTCTCGCGGCGGCGCAAGCGCTTGCTGGCACGTCGGTCAACTTCGCGCAGGCAAGTGCTGGCACAGTTGGCTCAACGGGCACGGGCGCCTTGGCCCAGGCGGCTCTCCTTGGATTGTCGCCTACTGGCCTGGAAGCCGCGCAAAGAGACCCTGCTAAATTAATGGATAGTTATGCTAATCTTGCCCGTCGCTACGATGTGGGCACGGGCGGCGTGCAGGTCGCGCAGCAGGCCCTCTCATCGGCGGGTTTCGACTTCTCCGAGATGAAAGGGCCACAGGCTGATGAGTTCACGCGCCGTCTGGTGGCGCAAGGACCGGGAGCGGCGCAAGCCTATGAGGCCAGTTTGACCAAACGCGAGGCGGCCACAGGCGCGCCAGGCCCACACAACTTCGATCAGTTAACGCAGGCCGCCGACCATATAGCGCGTAACGTCACGAGCGCGACCGACCAGTTCAAGATCGGCGTCGAGCAAGCGGCGGCGGGTTTCGTCAACTCAATTTCTGGCGTGGCTGATCGGGGGACTGGGACGGCCTACACCGTCGCCCGTGCGCGGGCGGCGCACCGTGTCAACGCGGATGGCACGATCTCCGATAGTACGGGGATGCCCATTGTGAACATCCCCCCAAGCCTCCAGACGGTGCAGGACCGCTTACACGGCAATGTGACGCGCTTTGGTAACGATGGCACAACCTACGCCTCCGACGGCACGCCTTTAGCGGGAACGGGCGGCGTGGGGACGCATCCCGGCCTGACCGGCAATCCCTACGGCACGGGTCTGCACTATGCCGAGCAGCAGGGCATGTCTGTCAAGAATATCGCTGGCTTCGCGCAAGCCGCGAGCCCTGAGGTGGTCCGCGCTCTTGATGCGGCGTCGAAGAAAACGGGAGTCCCTGTTCAAGTACTCCTTGCCCAGGCGGCCCAGGAAACATCCAATTTCAACACGACCGCGATCAGCAACGACGGCGGGTACGGACTTGCGCAGATGACTGATCCCAAGGTCGCCCAGCAATACTTATCGCAGGCCGCGCATGAATTGCACAAGCCCGTAAGCAGCGACTGGCATCAGATGGCCTTTAACCCCGCCATATCGGCGCAGGCCATGGCTGACTACGATAAGGCCAACTTTCTCTCCAAGCAAGGAGCGGGGAGCTGGGCTAAATCACTCGCAATGTATAATGCCGGACCCGCTGGCTGGGACGTGACCGGCCACGCCGGTCAAGGTCGCGACTACGGAACGGGCGTGCAGCAGCGTGCCGAGGAGGTGCAGCACCGTCTTGACATTACGGTGACGACGCAGGATCAGAGTGGGCGACAGACTGGGCGGACGAAGGTGACGCATAACATCGACACATCCAAGAAGCACGTTGCGAGTCAGTCGTATGGCCCCGATCAAAGGCCACCGTCGCCTGGTCTGCCGAACCTGCCGGGGCACATCAAATAGTTAGCCCATTCGCCATGGCGGGGATAGTAGTAGTTAACAGGCGTTTGAGGGGTGGCTGTCAGACGATTGGACCACAACAGTCCCCTGTCCGATTTGACGCCCGTTGTAGAGTATGTCGAAGTTATCGTGGGCGCGCTGTTGTGTTGATCCTATGCTGCACGCTTTTATATCTAACAGCGGTAATGTCGTGACGTGTGACAGAGGCGCGACCGGAACGGTACTCTGTGACCCATCGGCCATATGCGTCAGTAAGCTAATAGATTGGGTGTCTGTTGGTTGGTTGAACGATAAGGCCATCTCGATTAACTGGTGTGGGGCGACCGTTCCCATATTGTCGCCTGTGCGTGTGCAGGTTGTGATCTTGCTGCGATCCATGCACGATACGGGGAAAGTAATGAGTGTCGCTGTCAATTGATGTGGCGCGAAGTAGGTATCCCCGATATATGAGCCCGCAACGGCAAGCCCACCTATGACGACAAGAACCGTTAGTATACGCGATGCGTTTACATTTCCCTCCCCCCTACGCGCACCAGTGTAGGGCTAGGCGCGACAGCCGTCAAACGCACGAAAGGACAGACACCTATGACTACCATGACCACCGAGCAGACGACGCCACAGGACAAGGCTCTAACCATTGCCGAGGCCGAGACGGCGCTCCAGACGGCACGCGCCGACCTGCTCCCGGTGCAGTAGAAGGGCTACAGCACTATGAGCACGATAGACGACTTCCTGCGCGACGCGTCGCCCTCTCAGATCACGCCCCGGCCCACCAGCCACGATAAGGCCGCACAGGCCCGCGCCACCGTGGAATGGGCACAGGGGCGTCACCAGGACCTGGCAGAGCGCGTGCGGGCCTGCCATCGTATCGCGGGCAGCGTGACGGACGGCTACCACGGCGGCTCGCCCCCGAGCCGCGAGGATCTAGAGGTAGCAGTGGTGCGCCTGATCGCCGTTGCCATCGACCTGTACGCGCTGTCGCGGCAGACCATCGCGGCGTGTGATGCCGCGATCCCGGCGCAGGGCGAATAGTTGCTGATACTTGCGCATACTTGCCGAAAGTTGAAGACCGATGGATGACGAAAATAGTACGACGACTGAAAACGACGGGATATGCAGAGCGACCCGCGCCGACGGGCAGCGCTGTACGGTGCGCGCCCTGGCCGATGGGTATTGCTTCGCCCACTCGCCCTCGACGGAAGACAAGCGTCGGGAGGCGCGTTCGCAGGGCGGCCAGAACAAGGGGACGCCGGCGCGCGCCGACCGCCTCTTGCCGCGCGACCTACGCCCGCTCCTGGGCCTGCTGATACGGGCCATGACCGAAGTGCATACCGGAGCCATCACGCCGCAACAGGGCACGGCCATGAGTTCTATCGCCTCCAGTGTCGTCAAGATGCTCGGCATTGTTGAGTTGGAGGCGCGGATGTCACAGATAGAGAAGGACATGGCCGATGGGCACGCTTCTTAGCCGGCTGGCCAAGTTGGAGGGGACGGTGACGCGCCGCAACGCCGTGGCGCTCAACCCAGCCGCCGACCTGGGCGACCTGGACCCACAGTGGGTCGCGGCCGAGATTGAGCAGTGTCGCGCCGACCCGGCCTACTTCATCGACTCATACTGTCGGGTTGAATCGGACAGGGGCCGGGGGGTCGTGCCGTTCACGCTCTACGACTTCCAGCGCGAGGTGCTCCGCCAGTGGATGGCGTACCGCGAGTGCATCGTCCTCAAGGCGCGGCAGCTCGGGATTTCCGAGCTGGCCGCCGCTCTGGCCCTGTGGCAGGTCAACTTTTTCGGGCACAACCGCGTCATCGTCTTTTCGCAGGATGAATCGAAAGCCAGGGAGTTTGCCCGCAAGACCCGCATCGCGCACGAGCATCTTCCCGCGTGGCTCCCAACGCCGGTCAGCGACCCGCACAAAACGACGACACTCGAACTCAGCAACGGCAGCCGTGTGTTGCCCCAGGCCGCGACCGAGCGGGCGGCGCGCTCGCTCAATTGCCAGTTGCTGATCCTCGACGAATTCGCCTTCCAAGAGTATGGCGGCGCGATCTTCGAGGCCGCGGCCGTCACGGCCCGTAGCGCCGGCGGGCGCATCCTGATGATTAGCACGGCGAACGGGGCCGGTGACGCCTTCCACACGCACTGGCTACAGGCGCAGGCCGGGGAGGGCATGCATCCTATTTTCCTCCCGTGGCATGTGTGCCCGCGGCCGGAGTTCAGCACGCTCGACCAGTTCTACGCGACGGCGACCACTGGCTATTCAGCCCACAAGGCGGCCCAGGAATACCCCGCTCGCGCTGAAGAGGCGTTTATCCTCTCGGGGCGTGGCCGCTTCGACACAGAGGCCCTACACGCCATTCTAGAGGGCTGTACGGAGCCGATAGCGACCGACCTAAACGGTGGGCTTACCCTGTGGGAGATGCCCGTGGGCGGGCGCTCCTATGTCGTGGGGGCCGATCCCGCCGAGGGCCTGGAGAAGGGCGACTACTCGGCGGCCGTCGTCCTGGACAAGAACAGCGGGCTTGATGTGGCGTGGCTCCATGGGCACTTCCCGCCGCAGGAGTTCGCCGGTTACTTGGCCGGCCTCGGCCGCTGGTACAACACGGCCCTGCTTGGCTGCGAGCGGAACAATCACGGTGGGACGTGCCTACTCGAATTGCAGAACACCCACGGCTACCCCAATATCTACGCCCACATCGACTTTGACAGCGTAGGCACCCCGACACCGCGCCTGGGCTGGCCCACAACCGCACGGACTAAGCCGCTCGCCATCGACGCGCTGGCGGAAGCCATTCAGGAGCGGTGGCCCTTCCGCAACGCCGCGTTCATCGGCGAGTGCCGCACGTACACGGTCAAAGAGAACGGCAGCACTGGAGCCAGTGGGAACCTGCACGACGACCGGGTGATGAGCGCGGCCATCGGCGTCATGATGCGCAACTTCCAGCCGCCTCAGCAGATTGTGACGAGCCTGCACGATGAGCTTGAGGCCATCGCACCGGACGACTGGCAGCAAATTGAGCGCCAATGGCATCGGGAGGTGGCCGGTATGCACAGCGACTGGAGTAGCGGCGGTGGCTTGCCGACCGTGGACTCCAGGTATTGACGCCCTGGGCGGCGTCAACTTATGTCAGAGAGGCACCATTATGCGCGGAGTCATTACGGCACACAACCCAGCGTCAGGGTGGGCGCTCGTCCGCCCTGCATGGCAGGGGCGCAAGCTGTTCTGTCACAGATCGGCCTTCGTCGATCACGATTTTGACGAGATGGCTGTGGGCGAGTTCGTCGCGTTCCGTGAGAACCCCCGCCAGCCCGGCGAGGCGCGCGGAGAAGCCGTCAGCGTGCGCCGCGTGCTCACGGCCAACTACATGAATCTCTAGTTTTCGCTAACAAGGGGGCAATCGGGAGGGCTTTGGTAGGATAGGGGTGCTGACACCATATCGTCCGGAAGGAGCCTCCCGATGCCACCCGCAGTCTATCGCATGATGACCCTCCTGT